GCTTGAAGCTATTATTGGGTCTGCTCTTGATAGGCAAGTTGATGAAAAATGGTATAGCACATTAGAGCCAATATATTTTTCTATGGTTTTGGATTTTACATATTCTTTGATAACTAACTTTTTACCGGAAGAAGTAAAAGAAAACTCAACTTTTTCTGTGCAAGAACAAGAAGCTATACGTAGAGGTAGGCGTAGGAAACCACGTCAAGAAATAATTACACAGGGTTTTCACCCTAGACGTAGAGGTGGTGCTTCTATTCCTATTGAAAGAACTTCATATAATCGTGAAGCGCAAAAGTTTGTAGCTAATAGGTTAAATGAGTTTGCACCTGAGATGTCTAATACTATGAAAAAAAATCTTAACACTGCATTACGTAAAAGTTTTGATGAAGCAACGTTAAAAGGTTTAACAGGTAAAAAGCGTGAACAATATATAGCTAATGGTATAAAAAAAGCATTAGGTAAAAAGAATTTAGATAGGGCTTTACTTATTGCAAGAACAGAGGGTTTAGCTTTATCTCAAGAGGGACAAGCTCTTGGTATTAAAAATCTTGGTATACAAGTTACAAAAGAGTGGATAACGCAAAGGGACGGAAGAGTTCGTGACGCACATATTGCAGTTGATAAGCAAGAAGTAGGGGAAAATGAAAACTTTAATGTATCGGGCTACTCAATGAAATACCCCGGAGATAGTAGCAACGGAGCGCCAGCTGGTCTAATATGTAATTGTAGGTGTACTGTTATATACCACGAAAAGAAAGTGTAAGGATATATGGATAAATTATTTAAAACAGTCAGCGTGAAAGCCGTTGACGAGATTGAGGGAAAAGTCGAAGCAGTCTTTTCAAATTTTAATGAGGTTGATTCTGACGGCGATGTCGTTCTGCCTAATTCAATAAAGTCGGGCTATGGTGATAAAGGTGTTGCTATGGTTTGGGCGCACGATTGGAAACGTGTAATTGGTAGAGGCGATATTGTTGATGACGGGGAAAAAGCAGTCTTCAAAGGTCAATTCATAATGGATACTCAAGAGGGTAAAGACGCATACCATACTGTAAAAGCTATGGGTGATTTGCAACAATGGTCTTTTGGCTATGAAGTTCTTGAATCCGAAAAAGGTATGTTTAAAAAAGATAATGATACAGAGATTGAAGTACGTTATCTAAGTGATGTTAAAGTTTGGGAAGTTTCCCCCGTTCTTGTTGGCGCTAATCAAAACACTTACACTATGGCTGTTAAACAAGATAAACCAAAAGGAAAAAAGTTTAGCGAGGAAGTTGAGGACGTACTTACTACGTTGACTTCATTAGTTAAAAGAGCTAGGGAGCTTACTGCCCTACGCCTAAGTAAAGATAAAACATTGTCGGAGGAATCTACTGAGCTAATCACAGATTTGCAAGACGCATTACAGGAAGCACATCAGGATATTGATACATTGCTTTCAGTAGCAGCGCCTGAAGAGTCTGAGGTTGAAACTTTGGAAGATGATACCGAATTGTTATTAGAAACGGAACGGGTTTTAATGGAAACATTAGACCCAGAATTGTAGGAGATTATGAGTAAATTAATGGAACTCAAAAAGGAACTACAAGAGTTAAGAGAAAACACTTTAAGTCAATTTAAAGATGTTGATAGCACTGGCTTTGATTCTGAAAAGAAAGAAGAGTGGGCTAAAAGAAACGAACGTATGGCTGAATTGGTTAATGAAATCAAAGACGCTACACAAATTGAAAACGAGAGAAAAGATATTGAAGCTGGTATAGAAGCTGGAAAGATTGTTGAGCCAAAAGCAATACATAATCCAAAAGCTGAAGCACCTGAGCAATATAAAACTCTTGGTCAATTGTTCTTAGAGTCTGACGCTTATAAAACTTATAAGGAAACAGGGCAAAAGAATATCAAATCTGAACTCAAGTACGACCCTAGAGTAGAAATGAAAACTACTGTAACCGAATCTAACTTCCCACCTAGCGTGGTTAGAAGTCCAAGAATTCAAGAATCTGCACAGTTAGACCCATTTGTAATTCCAGCATTGATAGATACAATTGCAACTGACCAATATCAGTACAAGTATCTTGAGGAAACAACATATACTAACAACGCAGCTCCAACCGCAGAAGGTTCAGCACTTGGTGAAAACGCTTTAGCTTTCACTGAAAGAACAGAGGAAATCAGAAAGATTGGTGCATTTATTCCAATGACTGAAGAACTCTTAGCTGACGTTTCAGCAGCGCAGGGCTATATTGATTCTCGATTGAGATTTATGGTTAATCAAACTGTATCTGACCAAATTATTGGTGGCTCAGGTTCAGGTTCAAATCTCACAGGTATTTTGAATAAATCAGGCATTAATGCTTTTGACTTCTCAAGTTTCTCAGGAAACTTAAAGAGAATTGGTCAAGTCTTTGAAGCGATTACTGAAATCCAAAAAGACGCATTTATGCAACCTGACGCAATACTTATGCACCCGTCTGACTGGTATCAAGTTGTAACAGAAGTTAACGCAGTAACAACAAGTGGTTCATTGAATCCACTTTTCGTTGGAGCTGGTGGCTTTGGTAACGCAGTATCCCCAACACTATGGGGACTTCCTGTTGTACCAACAACTGAATTATCTGCAGGCACTTGCTTGGTTGGTGTGTTCGGTGGTGGACAAGCTATTCATATAGTCGCAAGACAAGGTATGGAAGTAGCTATGTCTGATTCTCACGATGAAAACTTTGTGAAAGATATAGTAGTTATGAAAGCAACAGTTCGTATGGGACTTCCTATTTATAGAGCAACAGCTTTCGCAAAAATTACAAACTTCTAAGGAAACTTAGAACGGATATGACTTTAGTAACTCGCTCTAGCTTTAACGGGCAGGGCGAGTTGCAGTCAGGAAAGAAAATTATGAAATTAAAAAAAGATGTATGGATAAATGAAGAGGGTAAGATTGCTGAAGCCCCAGCAGGCGAAATGCCTAAAGGTTGGCGTAAAGGTAAACTACTTGGCGCAGCTGGACAGGAAGTATCTGACCTAACTGCAAAAGAGTGGGGTATTGGTAAAAAAGCAAAAGCCCCTGCTGAAAACAAAGGTAAGTAAAACCTATGGCTATCGTTAATGGCTACTGCACTTTAGCCGAACTTAAAACATATTTAGGGTTGAGCGGTAGCGGACAAGATGACAATTTAGAAAATGCTATTGAGGGCGCAAGCCGTCAAATAGACCAATATACAGGTAGAATATTTTATCAGACTGATAGTCAAGATAATTTTTATACACCTAACAACTTCTTTATTCAAGAGGTTGATGATATATCTACTGCTAGTGGTTTGGTTGTTAAGCTAGATACAACTGATGACGGAACACACGATAAGACACTTACAAAAGATACAGACTTTGCATTACTGCCCGTCAATGTAAGTAATGCTTTAGACCAAAACCAACCATATACACACATTAAAATTTTAGATAATCGTTCTAGCGAAAGGTTTGACCCCGATATATTTAACAACATAAAAGTAACTGCACGTTTTGGTTTTAGTTCTGTACCTGACGCAATAAAACAAGCAACTTTTTTACAAGCTAGCAGATTGTTTAAAAGAAAAGACAGTCCTTTTTCTGTATATGGTAATCCTGAAACGGGTACTGCTGAACTCTTTAACAAGTTTGACCCTGACGCATTAAAATTAATTAAGGGTTACTCCAAAAGAAAATTGTGAGTAGTCAAGAAACAAGTTTTCGTTTAATAGGTGCAAATCAACTTCGTAAAAGATTAGACCTTAGAAATCTAACCCTTAAACCTTTAAGAACTTACTACAATGCTACGGGTAAGGTTGTAGAAAAACAGGCAAAAAAAGAAGCCCCTAAAGACACAAAGAAACTTCAACAGGGTATTCGTGCAATCTCTCTTGGTACTCGTGGTCGTATTCCAGCTGGTGTTAAGGTTGAGTCTACTGCCCCGTATAGTTCTTTTGTTCACGGATATATGCACGAAAATTTCAGGCAAAGAAAACCATTTGACAGAACTAAGCCACACTTCCCACCCGTAAAAGCTCTTGAGGGTTGGTCGCAAAGAAAAGGTTTAAATCCATATTTAGTTGCAAGAGCTATTGCTAAGAAAGGTACGCCAATAGTACCCTTTTTAAAAATGGGTTATAATAACTCAAGACAACAAAGACGTTTATTGTTAGCAGTGGCTCATAAAGATATTGAACGTCAATATAAAAAAGGTAGGAAACCAGTTGGCTAGTTTAACAAGTATAAGAAACGGGATTAAAACTAATCTTGCAAATATATCTGCTCTTACTGTTTTTGGTTTTATACCAGATAGTATTGAGCCACCAACAGCAGTTGTGGGTGTGGTTGATAATGTTAACTACGATTTAACAGAAGCAAGAGGGGCTGACCGCTATGAGATACCCGTATTTTTGTATGTAAGTAGAGTTGACGCACAAGACAGCCAAGAAACATTAGACGGCTTTTTAGCGTCATCTGGAAGCAGTTCTGTAAAAGCACAAATAGAATCCGATATAACGTTGGGCGGTGTTGCTTCATCTGTTAGAGTGGTAGAAGCAGATAATTACGGAGTTTATTCAATAAACAATATTGATTATCTTGGAGTAGAATTTACAGTTGAGGTGATAGCGTAATGTATATAGCAAGAGTAGGGTTTATGACTAAGGACAAAACTATTGCAATTGGCGATACAGTTTTGGATAGTGATATTCCTAAGAAAAGCAAGAAATGGATGTTGGAACAATCTATTATAGTAAAAGCAGATAGCATTGAAGCTAAAGGAATTTTGAAAGAAGAGGAAGAATAATGGGTAGAGGATACGGATACGGAGGCGGAAAAAAACCTAAACGTAGTGGTGGACGCAGACGTAGAGGCAAAAGGTAATGACTAAATATTGGGAAGAAGTAGATAATAATGGCTTTTAAACACGGAAAAGATACAAAGGTATTTGTTAACTCATCAAATTTTAGTACGTACTTTAATTCTGCTGACGCAAATAGAACAGCAGATATTGCAGAGTCCACTACTTTTGGTAACTCAAATAAAACATATATAGCTGGTGAAAAAGACGGAACAATTTCTCTTGCTGGTTTTTTTGACGCAACCGCAGACGCAACCTTACAACCATTGCTTGGCGGTGCGGATTTGGATTTAGTTGTTGGTATTGACGGATTAGATACAGGCGATAGCGCTACATTTATGAAAGGGAATATTAACAACTATGCAGTATCAAGTCCTGTTGGAGACATTGTTGCTACTTCTGTTGACGTGCAATCTGATGAGGGTATGTGGAACGGAAAAGTTTTAGTAGCTTCAGCGTTTACAACAACAGGTGCGCAGGGTAGTGCAGATGATAACTCAGCTTCAACCTCAAATGGTTTTGGAGCTTTTGTTATTGTTACAAGTGTTAGTGGGACAAGTCCTACTGGCGATATAAAAATTCAACATAGTGCTGATAATGTCACCTATGCTGATTTAATAACTTTCACTCAAGTAACGGCTGCGACTTCTGAAGTCAAATTTGTTGCTGAGGGAACAACGATAAATAGATACATCAGAGTGCATAACACTATTGGTGGTAGTTCAACACCGACAATAAATGCTATTGTAGGTTTTGGAAGAAATAATTAAGGAGAAAAAATATGGCATTTGTACACGGAAAAAGTTCAGTATTTAAACTTGATAACGCTTCAGGTTCATTAACTGATATTTCTACTTACGTTAACAATGTTGATTTTCCAGAAACAGCAGACGTTGCAGAAACATCTACTTTAGGTGCAAGCAACAAGACATACATAGTTGGATTAAAAGATGCAACTATTGGCTTGACTGGTTTATGGGACGCAACTGCTGACGCTATTTTTGGCGCAGTTGTAGGTCAGAGTGCAACTTTATCTTACGAGTATTCCCCTGAGGGTACTGGAAGCGGTAAGGTAAAATACACTGGCGAAGCAATCCTAACAAACTATTCTATTTCAAGCCCTGTTGGTGATGTTGTTGGATACTCAGCAGATTTACAAGTTAGCGGTGCAGTCACACGTGGAACACACTAAGTAGATAGTTAGGAGGTAAATATGAAAAGACTTACTACTGATGATATAAAGTCGTTACCTGACGTACCGACACAAGAATTAAAAATAAAACAATGGGGCGTATCTATTGTTATTCAGGGCATTACTAAAGCTATGCAAATAGAGTTGGGTGAAATGCTCGATAAAGAAGAGATGTCTGCCTTTGATTACCAAAAGCAACTTTTGTTGCATTGTGTAGTTGAGCCAAAGTTAGAACTTGAGGATATTGATAATCTTTATGAAAAAGACGCTAACGTTGTTGATTTAATTTTTGCTTCAATAAATGAACTTAACGGATTAGGAGGCTCTGCTACGGCAGACGAATTTCCAGAATAACTCTGACTTAAGATTTCAATTTAAACTTGCAAAAGAACTTGGTATGACTGTTACTGAGTTACGTAGTAAAATGCCCTTAAAAGAATACAACCAGTGGATTGTGTTATATACTTTAGAAAACGAGGAAAGAAATAAGCAAATAGCTATGGCTGAAGCGGAAAGAAAGAAGTTACGTGGGTAGAAACGCAGATATTGCAATAAGGATTGTCACCAAAGGAGTTGAAACTGCTAAGGGGCAAATTGGTAAACTTAATTCCAAAATACAGGGTATGTCCAAATTTGCAAAAGGGGCAGCGATTGCAGTTGGTGTTGCTCTTGCTCAAGGTTTAAGAAAAGCGTTTACTGAGTTTGTAAACTTTGATGACGCTATGACACAGTCCTTAGCGATTATGAAAACGACTGTTGAGCAACAGGAAGCTATGTCAAGAGCTGCGAGAGAAGTAGCTTTACAATTTAGGGTTTCTAACAAAGACGCTGCGGACTCGTTTTTCTTTTTGGCTTCTGCTGGTTTAGACGCTGAACAGTCTGTCGCAGCTTTACCGCAGGTTACTAAGTTTGCTCAAGCTGGTATGTTCGATATGGCTACTGCTACTGACTTAGCAACTGACGCCCAATCTGCTTTAGGTCTTACAGTTAAAGACGCTGAAGCTAACTTAACTAATCTTACTCGTGTTACTGATGTATTGGTAAAAGCTAACCAATTGGCTAACGCTTCTGTTCAACAGTTCTCTGAAGCTCTTACAACTAAGTCAGGCGCAGCGTTAAAGGTTGTTAATAAAGATATTGAAGAGGGTGTTGCAGTTTTAGCAGCGTTTGCAGATAGAGGTGTGAAAGGTGCAGAAGCTGGTGAAAAGTTAAACCAAGTATTAAGAGATATACCAAGAGCTACTGCAAAAAATAGTGATGAATTTAAAAAACTTGGTTTAGAAATGTTTGATAGTCAGGGCAATATGAAAAATGTTGCAGACGTAGTTGAACAACTTGACGCTGTTCTTGGACCAATGTCTGATGAAATGAAAGCAGCGACTTTAGACCAGCTAGGTTTAAATCGTGGTGTAGCTGACGCAATAAAAATATTATCAGGCTCTACTGAACAAATTAGAGAATATGAGGCAGCGTTACGTGATAGTGGTGGTGCTACTGAGGAAGTTGCTGAAAACCAAATGGGGTCACTAGCGGCGAAAATAGATATTATGAAATCTAGTTTTGCTGAACTTGGTTTAGTTATTATGGAAAAAGTTGCACCTACTCTTGAAAAAGTTATTGAGATTACAACAGCATTAGTTGGCTTTATAACAGACAGTATTGATATTACGGAAGAAGAGAAAAAAGCATACGAGGAATCTGCAAAGGCAAAAGGTTTTTACGGAGTTCAAACAAAAAATGCAGAAGACTTTTTAACAAGTTACAACAGAACAGCAGACAACACGACATTTACACAGGAAAAGGTTGATGACATATTAAAGAAAACAACAATTTCATTTCTATCTGCAAAAGACGCACAAGAAGACCATAGAACAGAGGTTGAGGAATACAACAGAGCAGTTGGTAACACTATGCCTATTGTGGAAGAATCTATTGAAAAGACTAAAGAACAAATACAAGCAGACAAAGACGCTGCGGAAGCAAAACGTAATCTTGCGTTACCAACTATCAATGCAGTTATATCTGCTATGGATAACCTTAATGACATTTATGAGGAACAAAATAATTTATTAGAAAAGCAAGAAAATGCACAAATTAGTGTAGGTAAAGCACAACTTGCAGAACAAAAAGCAGTAGAAAAATTAGAAAAAGCAAAAGAACATCTTGCTGAAGTTAGCGGTGAGGGTGCAAAGTTAACTGATGAGGAAAGGTTGGCTATTGCTAGGCAACAACAAGCTGTTGATGAATTAATTGCAGTTGAGGATAAATCTGAAATACAAAAACTTGAACTAGCTGTTGCTGAAAATAAACTTAACGAACTTAAAGAAAAAGCCGTTGCCCTTTCAAGAGAAGAAAAAGACGCTATTAGGGATATAGAAAGGGCTGAAGCTGATTTAGAAAAAGCTAAACAAAAAGTTATTGAGCAACAAGAAAAACTTAATAAAGCTACTAAAGAATACAATGACGCTACTGCAAAAACACCAAGTAATCTTATGAAAATTGCTTTAGCAAAAAAAGAACTTGATGACGCACTAAAAGAACAAGCAGCGCTCGGAACGTTTACAGAAGCATTACAACAAATGGTTGAAATGGGATTAGGTAGTTTTGATGATTTACGTAAGGGCTATATGGATATGCTTAACGACATACGTAATGGAGGCTCTGGAGCTGGTGCTGGTGGTGGCGGTGGTGGTAGTGGTAGTGATACTTCTGCTAGTAGTGAAAATTTTGACAATTTAGGTAATCTAACACCTGACCCTGAGGAAGTCTTTAAAGGTAGTGGCGGTATGTCTGACTTTGACCGCAGAAACAGAGGACACGTAGTTAGCGGTGCAAAAACAACTATTAATCTAAATATGACTGGTATTGCTGTAACTCAAGCTGAGGTTACTGAATCTGTTGCTGAAGTAATTAGGCGTGCAAGAAATGAGGGTTTGGATATTGGCTAATGACAGTTGCATTTGATAATAATGTAAATTTAACAGTTGAAATTGGTTTTGATTCTGACCCTTTTGACAGTTCGCAATCATTTACTGATATTTCGCAGTATGTCAGAAGTATAAATATAAACAGGGGACGTTCTAATGAGCTTGGTCAGTTTACGGCTGGTAGTTGTGAATTATTTCTAAGTAACTCTGATAACAGGTTTAACCCTACACAAACAACACATTATTACGACACTTCTAACGCTAGAACTAAAATACAACCATTAAAAGTTGTTAAGGTTACTGCAACTTATGATTCTGAAAATTATGTTCTTTATTATGGACACCTTGACCAAATTCCAGTTATGTATCCAGCAAAAGGTGCAGACAGTATTGTTAGGTTTACTGCAATTGACGCTTTTAAAATATTTCAAGCGCAAACAATTCAGTCAGTAGGTTGGCGTATTGGTCAAGTTGGCTTCTCTGAAATTGGTGTATCTACTCGTTTAGGTTATGACGATAGTGTTGAACTGACTTCTGTAAGGTTGTCCCGCCTTTTAGACTCTATTGGTTTTCCGTCAGCTCTTAGGGATATAAATACAGGAACGCTAAATATACAACAACAAGGTATAACAACAAATTTATTAACAGCTATGAGAGAGTGTGAAACTGCGGAAAATGCACAGTTCTTTATAGCAAAAGACGGAAAAGCTACTTTTAGAAATAGAGATTATAAATTATCTAATGCGAAAGCTATAAATGTTCAAGCTACATTTGACAATAGCGGTAGTAACTTGCCTTATCAAGATGTTGTTACTTCCTTTGATACTGATGAAGTAAGAAACGTATATGAGTGGACAAGAACTGGAGGCGCTACCCAATATGTTGCTGACGCTGATTCTGTTAGCAGGTATACAGCCAAGACTTCTACTGTTACTACAAAAAACACAAGTGACGCAAATGTTTTGTCTATAATTCAACAAAAACTTTCAGAAACTGCTTTACCTATTGAACGTATTGATAGTTTGCGTATAAATCCACGTGACAATACAAGTCTATGGGAAAAAGTTTTAGGGCTTGAGTTTGGTGATAGGGTAAAGGTTAATATTACAAATCCTAACGGCTCAACCTTTTCTGATGAAGTCTGGATACAAAGTATTAGGCACAATATTAATTCAGGGTCGCAAACTTGGAATTATAGTATATCATTAAGTCCAGCAGGCTCATCGGGTTGGGTGCTTGGACAGGCAAAACTTGGTGAGGGTACGAGATTTGCGTATACTTAGTGCTAAGATAATAAAGATTAGGAGATTTATAAATGCCAGCAGGATTTAAAGTATGGGCGACAGGTGATTTAGTATCTGCGTCAGATTTTAACAATTACATTATGGAACAGGTCATTATGACCTTTGCTAGCAGTTCTGCAAGAGATAGTGCTGTTAGTTCACCTGAAGAGGGTATGTTTTGTTTTTTAACAGACAGTAACACTTTACAATTTTACAACGGAAGCAGTTGGGCTTCATTTATTGGCGAGGGTGATATTACGGGTATTACTATTACGACTGCTGGTACTAGCGGTTTATCAGGTGGGGCTTCTGCTACATCGGGAGCTTTTTCATCTACACTTGTGGTTGACCCAAATAGTGCAACATCTGCAACTGTTGCTTCTGCTGATATCGTATTAATTGGTGACGCTGATGACAGTAATAATTTAAAGAAAACTACTGCTGGTGATATTGCTAATTTAGCTGGTGGTGTAAGTTTAGGTTTAGTATTGGCTCTATCTTAAGAAAGGAATAAATTATGGCGGATACATTACATTCAGTACAGGGAGTTCTAGGCACTTCAGCAGGCGATATTGTTGACGCAGTTCCTAGCTCTACAACTGAAACTGTAATTGGTATTTTGGTATCTAATGTAAGTGGAAGTAGTGCTGACGTGACTATTGATTTAAGCGTCACAAAATCAGGTGGAACTTTAAGGCATATTCTTAATAACGTTTCATTACCTTTTGGGACTACCATTGAAATTACAACAAAGATTACATTAGAAACAGGCGATAAGTTGCAAGGACTTTGTTCAGCAGCTTCAAGTGCAGAATATAACGTATCATTTCTTAGACAAACCTAAAGGAGTTTTTTATGGCTTACTTAGGTACGCAACCAAATGATGTAAAAAAGAATACAGGTTTATATACACCTAGTGAAATATTACAACTAACTAAAGAC